TAGCGTACTGCTCAAACGAATACTCCACTGCTGGAGTGATCTCGCCTTCTAGTACGCTTCCATCTTGTCGAACTATCTTTAGTCTTGCCATGGTTTGCCCCTTTGTTTAGTTGTTTAGAATGTGCCTGTAGTGGCTACTGCAACAGTTGAGTTAGCAGTGAATGTGATTGACTGTGTACCAATATCGCCAACAGCACCGTTGATGTCTGTTGTGTTATTGACTAGCAATGAGACAGTATAAAGAGGGTTTGTAGCAGATACTGCTGTTCCCTTTGTTTGTAGGAATACACAGGTGACTGTGGTTCCCCATGCTGCCTGTAGTGTTGCCAATACGTTTGCAGATGCTGTGTCGTTTAAGAAGTCGATTGTCACTGTAGATGACTCAAGACCCTTGACAAACTTGTGTGAACTGTCACCCATTGCAGTAACTTCTAGTTCATCGAATACGCGGTTGATTGTTACTGCTGTAACATGGTCTGAAAGATCGACTGTGTTGATCTTCACGCCCACATTGTTATTTAGAAATACAGCCATGAGATTATTCCTCGTCTTTCTTAGTAGTTACTGGCTTTGGTGCTGGGGTGCTAACCTGCCCGATTTTCTTCAGGAAGGCTTCATTCTCTTTTTCCCACTCGGACATATTAACTCCAACTCGTTAGGATACTGACTGACATCTCGCAGCTGAGTAGGTCTCCCGATCCAGCATTAAGAATACTTGGTGCGCTTACTGCGCTTACATTATACGTTAAAGATGATGCTGCTAACTTAGCAAACACGCCACAAACAAAATCTTCTATGCCGTTAAGGTTTCCTTCGTTATCAAATAACGGAGCAACGATCAGCAGCTTGAAAGATGCCATAGGGCTAATACCAATATGTTGATTATTAGTAGGTGTTATATATGGGTCATCCGGTGACACGATAACGCTGTTGGCTAATACGACACTTGGAGGGAACGCGAATGTTTGCCATTTTGAGTTATCTACTAGCGCAGTGGCTAAAGTAGTCCGGAGGGTTGTTATCGCTACTGGAGGCATTAGCCCACCATTGAGCGCGGATCTAGTGCATGAGCGATCAAACCTCGCACCTTAGCGAGAAGCTGTGCGCTCATTCGGTAAGGGCTTGGCTGGAAATCGACAGCGTTACTGCCTGAAAGGGTGGCTGTACGCGCTTGCCAGATCTCAACAGATATCATAAGAGCTGCTTGCTGGACTGCCATATCGGTTGTCCAGTCTGTGTAAGTCGTGGTGGATACAGATCCATAAGGGAAGATTGGATGATAAGCCTGTGCTGTTGCGTGATTAGTTGACACACTAATTGAATACTCGCCTACGGCTGTAATTGTCTTTGTGCCGTTATATGAAGAACCTGAGTTAGCGATTGTTACGCTTTGACCAACATAAAAAGTATCAAGAATATTATCGTTAAAGTATAAAGTGCCTGTGCCCACAACATTGCCATGAGCAACAGAGAACCATTTAGGTGCCCATAGCATTGGAAGCAGGACTGCATCAGATGCATCACAAACTTCCTGAAGGACGGCATCTGTATACAAAGTACCCACTCCGAGGGTTGTACGGAGTTCTGAAACTGTTGTGAGTGCCATTCTTTTTCCTTTCTAAAGACTCAGGGGAGTAGAGGGCTACTACTCCCCTGAGTGACTTAGTTACCTAGTTATCAGGTTAGGTTGAACCAGTTTGCGCCAGCCGCTAACTTAGTGGCAAGTGCTCCCTGACCGAACAGTAGAATGTCTACAGTTCCGTCTGAGTTAACATTAGTGCGAAGCTGCTGACGAGCACCCTCGTACCATGTGTAAGCATCTGGGTTAATAACAGCCATTGAATAATCTGCTGTTCCTACTCCACCAGAACCCTTCATGTAACGAGATACACGAAGATCAAGACCTGCAACATTACCGCGCAGGCTTGTTGGTGAAAGTGCTCCTGCATTATTTTGAGGATTTGCAGCGATGTAAATTGGTCGGCCAGCATCATTGTATGACATGATGTTAGCCCACTGCTCTGGTGTGACAACCATGTTGCGAGCAAAACCAAGTGATGCTGAATAAACAGCTGCCGCTGCACTTGATACATAACTTAGCAAACCTGTTGCTGAGTTAGCCTGTGCTGTTGCGTTAAGAGTACCTGCGCCCTGAATAGCAGTTGTTACAAATTCTTCAGTGTCTTTTGCGTAAGCGTATTCCATCTGAACAAGAAGCTCATCTAGAAATGCAGGTGTTGAATTTGTTAGAAGTTCTAGAGTTGTGATCGCACGACCCTTAAATGATTTCTTTGTGACTGTGATAAATGATGCTTCAAGTTGTGAATCTGTAACTGCACCATTTTCATCGATCTGATCGACTAGAGGCACTTCAGTAATCTTAGGCAACTCAAATGTTTTTCCAAATTCTGGCATTGTTCCGCGAGAAACTGAATCAATCATTGGGCGATCTGCGTTAGACAAGAAGTTAAGTAGTTGTGTGCTTTGTGGTGTTGGGATAAATCCTGCACCTGTTGTCTGATCGTTGTCAGCAGCGCGTAGCCATTGACGAGATTCATCATCACCAAAGAGGTTAGCCTTTAGTGTGTTCTCCAAGTAGTTACGCTTTGTGATTTCGATTCTTGGAGATGTGTAGTACATCGCTGTTACAGTAGGGCGAGCAGCCTCGACAGGTGCTGCCTCTACTGCAGGTGTTGCTTCGACTGCTGAAGTGGTATCTTCCACGGCTGTCTCGCTTTCTGTAGTTGGGTTTTCTTCAGCAGGGGTAACTTCCTCTGCTGCGATCTCTAGCACCTGAGCCGACTTAAATGCTGGCTCTGTTACAAGAGAAACTTCTTTTAACTTAGCCGCTGTTACGACTGTGTGTCCGTTGCGTGATGGCTTAGATGCAAGGATCTCTGCGCCTATGCTTAAACCTGAAACCAAATTTTCGCTTGCCATAATAAGGGCATCTGTGCCAGCCTGTGAACGGCTTAGCTTAAAGGTTGCATAAATGCCATCTTCTTTTTGTTCAGCTGAGATCATGCGACCGACAGGCTTCTTTATGTCATGCTGTGATAAGAGCTTAATCTTTGTTGGGTCTGCGATCTCAATAGATCCTGCCTCAAATGTATAAGATCCAAGATTAGTGCTGCCAATTTCATCATTACCAAAGGGCACTATCTTGCCGGTGATTTCGCGCTTTTCTTCGTTGCACTCAATCATTGTGGCTTCAATGTATAAGTTTTCCATTAGCCTTCGCTTCCATTAGGTGTTAGATCTTCCATCTGCATAGCTTGTTCGATTGTAATTAAACCAAGTGAAAGCATCTTTTCTATAACTAGCAATCGCTCCATAGGTTCAACGCGCAAGAATGTAGAATCTAAATCGAACTTTACATAGTGACCAGCAGTAGATATATCATCCATGCTTAAACGCTGCTCGATTGCAGAGATGTATGGCTGAAACGCTAGTGCTACTAATTGTTTTCTTTCATCTATGATGTTTGCGTATGTCATAGATGTGTTGAGGTCTGCTGACAAGTAATAAGCAGGGATGCCGCACAATCGACTAATCTCAGTTGCAAGATTTTGGATTGCCTCGTTGTACATCATGTCTTTAGGACTGAAGCCAATATTCTGCGCCTCAAGAGTTGAAGTCAAATATGCAGTCGAACGATTTTGACGAGCGGACTTCCATGATGCTAGTAAGCCTTGAACTTCAGAAGGTGGAAGATCTGCTCCTGTATTTTTTAACACTGTAGTAGCCATCGGAGTTTGAGCAGCTACAGCAGCAGCCTTCTGGATATCGATAGCTGCTTGAATTGTTCTTGCACCTGTTGTAAGTACGCCTTCGTTAAATGCTTGGAATGTAACTAGAGATCCAAGGCCAGACATCGGGCGTGGTGATCCATCGACATAATATTGTGTTACAAATGTGTTAGTTACATCAAGATCAAAAGTAATGCGAGTGTTAGCAACCCACTCGAAAGATGCAGGGCGATTATCCTCCTGATAAGTCTCTGTAACTTCTAAAAAGGCTTGCCCAAAGAATAGAAGGCTATCGACCAAATAACTGACAGTAACAAATTGCGGCTGTGACTTAGATAGTTGATGCACCCATCGTGGAGCTGCAATAGCTTCTCCAGTAGATTTCTTTTTATACTCTAGCGGAATAGATCCGACTGTGCAGAGAAGATCGCGGCATCGCTTGATAGCAGGTACAGCCATAGCATCTCGTCTACCAATCACAGGGAATGTAAAATTGTAGATTGAGTTGATGCCATCGCCCATAATCTTAGGCGCGAGCTGTGCCTGTAATATTTCCGGCTTACGCGAAAAGATACCCATAGACAGAAATTGTAGCATTTGTCAAGCAATTAGACAATGTAATAGGGCGTGTCTAAGTATATATCTGTGGCTTAGGTGCAGGGATCATTAGCTTGGACACGACCATTGCCAATCCGATACTGGCGCTAATATCGCCTGCGGATTTACGCTTTATGATACGCCACGCTGAGTCATTAACCTTTGCTGCGCAGTTATTCATCTGTTGAATCAGTTCAGCTTGTCCATTGTGGACAACGCGATGATTGACCAAGCCTTCTAATAGATCGCCACAGGCTTTATAGAATTGCTGCCCTGAGACATCCTCGGTTATAACGCCAGCATTAGCCAGGCGATCTGCAATAGTCTGAGTGGCGTACTTGTCAAAGCAGACTAGGCGAGGCTTATAAATGTCGCACCAAGCCTTTATACTTGCTGCCATTTTCAGTTCATCTATGGCAACCTGAGAGCTGTAAGTCTCCAAGATCCCGATGCCAATCCGTCCGTCAGGAAGTAATTGACCAGCGGTGAGACTTCCGTTTCTACGAGACGGACTGACATCGAAACCGAATACAGTATAAGCCCCAACAGCCATTTCCAGCGTGCTATCGGATGTGTCTTCTAGTACGCCATGCGGCCAAGGACTGCTTAGCGAATCTATCCACTGGCATAGAGTTTCAGTGCGCGTATTCTCAATAGGCGATGTTGCTATTGCTTCTTCAATGGCTTCTTCTGTAATTGTGTACCCCAGAGAAGGGTTAGCCAAAGCCCATGCCTGTCTATCGTTTATCTTGCAATACTGTGGCGCAGAATACTCATAGAATCCGTATGACTTGGGAGGGTAATCTATGGCTCTTTCTCGTAGGTCATTGAGTACAGTTGAGAACGCATCTCCAGCATTACTGGTAAGTAGCGTTTGAGAGTTTGGGTGAGCTCTAGTCGTAGGAGTAGCAGCTCTAAATCCATCCTCTGTGATCTCTCGGATTTCATCAATGTAGAGCAGTCCATTGACTGATCGACCTCTAGAACCGTCTCTAGTTGCTGCAACGACATCAAGCCTTGCTCCAGATAGCATTTCAATACTCTCAGTTCCGTTAGCGTGTCGGATCTGTTTAACGAATCCTTTGAGGTGGTCATTTGTCTCCAATAGGGTAGTGATCTGCCGGAAGGTATCTAGTGCCATGCTTCTGTTTGAGGACATAATTAGGACGTTGGTATTCCACTTAATTAAGTGGGCGAGGATTAACATACGCGCTAAGTGAGTCTTGCCATTCTGCCGAGCCACGAGAATCAGGTTTGTCTTACGGATCCACATGCCTTTTTTGTCCACAGTTAGCATGTCCTTGAGCACAAACTCCTGCCAAGGCATGAGCGGAATTTTTACGATCTCGCAAAGGTCTTTGACATCTTGCAGCTTGTTTTGACCCTTGAGAAGTGGGCTGTGAAGCCTTGGCTTGGTTGCCCCTCGTAGGGCTTTGGGCTTTCTGGGCTTAGTTGTCATTGACTCGGATCAGGTCGGGTCTTAAACGGACTGTCCAGCATCGGTTCGGACTGCATCGGGGAGATATAGTCGAT